CCTCAACCGAAAGAAATCTGAATACATTCTCAATCAGTGTCGACGGCTCTGAACCCATCCGTAAAAACACAAATATCATCACGACTGTAAAGATAAATGCTGCAAGAATCAAAGTGAATACAACACGTTTCATGAACAGACCGGACACCTTTTTGTCATGTCTCTCTTTTCGCTCTCTTATCCGATGCATTCTTTTCAGATGCCGGATTCTGATGCGTCGTTCCTGTTCTGTCATTCTCATGTATTGCCTCTTTTCTGTGAGGTTGATTCTTGCCCGTTTCCTGCCCTCCTGTTATCGGTCGGAATGCTGTTCTCCGTCCAGTCTCTTGTGATAACTCTTGAGTGACTGTTCCACAATGACAACACGCTCTCTCAATGTTTTCATCTCCTCACGGTTCTCTCTCGATTCCCGTTTGATGTCTTTGAGGTCGTCTGCGATGTTCTCAAGTTTCACCATCACCATTGTGTCGGTTGTTGCTCTCTGTTCCGTCTCTTCCTGCGTGTCTTTCTTCTCATTTCTCTGCTTTGAGCAGATTCCGAAAAAGATTGCACATGCAACAGATACTCCAGAGAGCAACAGGGATATTTCAATCGTCAACGGCATTCTCCTTTCCGAACTCTGTCGCCTCGATGTCGTCGGTGTCGCAATATTTCCGCATGTGATATTCGAGAACATCCATCTCCCTGTCTGTCTCCTCTACCTCCTGCCGGAGTTCCGCTCTGACCGTCTCCTCGATTTTCGACTGTTCAATGATTGTTTGCTGTTTTTTCACGATTGCCGATAGATTTTCCGTCACATCGCACAATCGTGATATTATTTCAAGCGGACTCATTCTGTATCACCGCCGGAGAATTTTTCTCCTGTGATATATTCATATTCATCCGCTGAAATACTGCCCTTTGCGACACGCTCGGAAATCTGTTCCTTTGTGAGAGTGCCTTTTTTGTACATTCTTTTGAGACTTTCAACAAGTATTTTCATACTAAATCAACCCCTCCTCAATCAACTGCTGTGTGTATTCGTCAATGACCGCATCTTTCTGAAACTGTGTCACTGATTCGACGATTCCGGATGTGTTCTCCTCAACGACTGACTTCATGAGTGCCATGTTCTCATATTCCTTGACTGTCATTTCTTTCTCGTCGTACTGCCATTCGGTCACTGTCTGCATCTTTCCGTCGCTGCCCTCAACCTCTCTTGTCACCTGTTCGATGTTCTTACGCAGGTAAACCGTTGACGGCGACGATGTCCTGTCGACCTCCTCCGGCTTGTCCGGCTGTGTTCCTGTCACCTTTTTCCAGTCTGTCATGTTCGTTCTCCTTTCTGCTATGCTTTGAAACTATCCTCTTGAGTTTCTTGACATTGATTTTCGGTTTGATGTAATCAATGTAATAGTTGTATGTGTCTGTGTGTTTGAACAATCCCATATATGACAACATCACCGATGCGTTATACCATGAGATTTTATCCTGCTTTGAGATATGGTTTGCCTTGCGTCTCGCAGCCTCAATGTTTGATTTCCGGATGGTTGTCCGGTCATGGTGAAATTGAAATCCCATAAAATCAAGCATACGACCCTTTGTGACCTGCTTTCCGTCTTTATCGAGTACCGGATTCCCGCCTTTATCAAATACCGGATATTCAAATCTAAACACCTGCCAATCACCTTTTATTTCAAGGTCGAGATTGTCATTCAGATATGTTTCGATTGCTGCATGTATTTTGTGCAGTTTCTTTTTGCTCTTTCCCAGTATCACCATGTCGTCCATATATCGCATGTAATGCTCTGCATGGAGTTCCTCTTTGATGTAATGGTCGAGTGCTTTCAAGTAAAAATTGCCGAACCATTGTGATGTGAAATATCCCAACGGAACGCCTTTTCGCATCTCCTCAATAATTTCTTTCAGTTCATCGAACATCGCTCCTGTGATGCCGATTTCCTGCAATATCTCCAACGCTCCGGAGATGTCGTCAAATGCTATGCATCCGACAAGCGTTTTCGTCTGTTCTGCATCTATCTCAACACCTGCATCCGTCAAAATCTTTGCAACGAGTGCTATTTTGTCATGTTCAATCAGTATGCAGAGTAATCTATAAAACCGTTTATCTCGAATTACCTCTTTGAGTTTCCTTTTGAGGATTCTCCGGTTTATGGATTCAAAGAAATGGTGAACATCCATCTTGAGAACAAAGAATTTCTTTCCGTCGTAGGAATCAAGCCATTTTCTCATGTACTTCTTTCCGTAATGAACACCCCTGCCCGGAATGCTCCCGCATGAAAATTCATACAATCCATTCATCACAATCGGTTTGAACTGACCTATTGCACAATGATGAATAACCTGCTCATATTTGTAATGTGGTTTCAATATACGGCGTGTTTTCTTGCTGCTGCTCTCGTTGATGATGCTTGGTTTGTGATAGTCCGGAATGAACAATTCCTCTGTCAACATCTTTTTCAAGAGTTCTGTGTGTTCATCGAGGTTCTCTAATACCTCCCGCACATCATTCCTGTTCTTTTTCTTTTTGGATGCATTTATAAAACACTGTTTTATGTAGTCGTCTTGTAACATTGGTTCATATAGGTTGTTGTAGCTTCTCATATAGTATTTTCTTATCTCCTATCGGTTTTTGTGCGGATGCTTACTCAACCGACCCTATATCCGGAATGATTTTCGCCTTGTGGCGTGGGATATAGGCTGCATTTGATTAAACGCTCCGATATGAGAAGAAATTGGACGCACCGATGTTCCAGTTCGCATTGCCCGCAGAATTGTTCAAATTCAAGTAATCCGCACCGCAGTTCTCGCCATTGTTACAGTTACCGCCGACAAGGGCGACCGCAGGGAGCAGGAACACCGCCCGACACCGCACCCTATATCCCTATATTCATTTTTCTAAAAACGACCACACCGCCTAACGGCGGGAATAGCGGAGGCGTTCCCCCTCCGTTCCTCCCCCTGCTGCTTACGCAGCGATAGGCTGTTCTAAGAAAACGGACGCACCGACGCTCCAGTACGCATTGCCCGCAGAATTGTCCAAAGCCAAGTAATCCGCACCGCAGCCCTCGCCAACGCTACAGCTACCGCCGACAAGGGCGACCGCAGGGATTCCGGCATTCCACCAAAAATAGTCACATGTGTATGTGCTACTGCTGCCACCTATTGAATTGACAATGCGTCCGAATCTGCTTGACTTTGTTCCTTTCTGATAACCGTTGCCGGATGATGCGAATGTGATTCCGACCTTTTCAAAGTCCTTTCCTGTCAGATTGTACGGTGGTGTCATCTTTGCAAGGATTTCACCGCCTACCATCAACAGACCGTTGATTCTATCCCAACGGTTGCCCCACGGTTTTTCCATGTAGAACACTTTGACCTCATGTGTTGTGTCGTTATATCCGAAAAACTGTCCTTTGTCCTTGAGTGTTCCGGTTGCAAGATGCCCGTAATTCTGTGATGCGTCGTTCACATATCCGGATGTCTGACCCTGTCCGAATGCAGTCTGTGAATTGTCTGTCTTTGACATAATCTTGAGCATACAATTCAACAGGTTTCGTTTGCTCCATGAGCCGATATTCCATCCCGCACCGTTTGCCTTTGCTCTTGCAATCTCTGTTGATGCGTTTGTGTTATACATGAGTGCCTGTCCTGCAAGTGAGCGGATGCGTGTTCCATCATACGAACCGCCGAACATCGGGAAATAGAGTTTGTCCGCATGTGAACCGTCCTCTCTGACATATGCGTCATCGTTGTATGATTCATCGTACTGGACGTTTGAAATAATCATGTACTCATAGTTTCCGACTTCAAACTGTGAGAGCCAAATCTTGCCCTTGTCACCGCTGCCATCGAATACACTCATTGCATTTCCTCCGTATGCCGTGTTTGAGACATCGGATGCCGTTTTTCCGTCTGCTTTCTTTGTGTGGTCGTTCGGGTCGAGTTTATAATCTTCTGTCCCGTCATATTTGACCATTGCCGGATAATTGTTTTTTACAAAAAAGACGTTTCCCCAGTCTCCAAAATCGAACCGTCCGGCAGAATAATTCATCGCAGCGGGTGTCATTCCCACTGCATCGAAAAGATATGTGCATCGTGTCGCCGGATTGCTGTCATTTTTGTTGATTTTCATTCCGTAACGCTTTACACCCTTTATTCTTACATCTTCCCCGACTGCTGCCAGTATAGCGTTTGTATTCGCATATGTGCGGTCGAGTGTGTCTTTGTCTGCTACTTTTACAATCAAGTCTCCACTTGCCATTTTTTACGCCTCCCTTATCGTCAAAATTCCATCCTCAACCGTGAGGACACATGATTTCTTTGTGACGGTGTCAACCATAGTGTTGAGACCGTTCACAATGCCTTGACACGCTTTTGCTGCTGCACTTGCTGTCGACGCTGCATTGTTTGCCGTTGTTGCTGCACCGTTTGCACTGTTCGTCGCCTCTGTCATGTTCTTACTGAAATTGTTCACGGTGTTCATATATCCCTGTGTCAATGTCAGTATTTCCTCATAACGGGCATTATTGACGATAATCGGCAGGTCGAAAAATTTCTTTTTACCATCTCCCTGTCTGATTTGATAATGACCGGATGTGTCAATCTCAACTCCGATTTCTCTTTCTTTGAGAATCAGAGTGTCCTCAACTGCTTTCCAGTCTGCCGTTGTTCCGGTGCATGGTCTGATTGCTGCCATTGTTCAACCTCCTTTGCTCCGTGATTATGGAATATATCACACAATCACTCCTTTGTGTTCGTTTCGCCGTCTGTTTCCAGTATCATGGAATTATACTGCTAATTGTCGGGAGGTCGGCGTTCCTCCGTCAAAATCAACGCCCTCATTCGCATTTCTGACCTGTGGCGTTGCTCCGTCAATGAATACCGGTGTCACCGTTCGCAGATACGGCGTTTCTCCGTCACAATCAAGATACATGCTCGAATATAACGCCTCTGCACGGTTGAAATAGTCCTGCACACTCTCAAGGATTTTCTCTGCTGATGCAAGCAGTGAATTTTGAATCGTGTCATCAATATCCTTTTTGTCCTGCTCGACCTGTTTCTTTGCCTCTGCAACTGCTGTCTGCATCTGTGACACATCCTGTCGAATCTGTGTCGCCGTGTTCAATGTCGCCTCAAGCTGCTCTTGATTCTGCAATGCGTCCTCTGCCCGCTCTGTAACCTCTTTGCAGGCTGTTGTCGCCCTCTTGGATTCATCCGTTGCATCGTTCGTATTCTTGACCGCCTGTGAGGTGTCCTGCTGCCTCTGCTGCTCCTGTTGGATGCGTGTGTTTTCATTCTTCTGTCGATTATTCTCTGCGTTCGCTCTTGCCTGTTCTGCTTTTACTCTCGCATTTTCTGCGGTCACTCTTGCCTGTTCCGCTTTCTTGACTGCCTCATTCGTGCTGTCAATACTCTCAATGTGACCCTTGACACGGTTCTCAAGTTCTGTGAACTCATTCGCTGATAGAATCGCATTGTCGTTCCTCTGCGACGGTTCAATCTCCATTGTGAATGATGCGGATGTGATAACCTGTGAATCGTCACTCGTCCGGATTTCAATGTCGCAATACGCCGTTCCGGAGGCTGCAAGTGCTTGATTTGTCAATTCGACTGTCACATCCGAACCGGAATATGAACATGTGTTATATACATGTTTTCCGTCCGGTTTTGCAATGTTGATGACTGCTCTTGCCCCTGTCGGGATTGTGTACGGTTCGCCGTTGTTGAGCAGCCTTGCGATGATGAATCGTGTTGCCTTGTCTCCCTGCTTTGCTGATACTAAATATCTTTTAGTGTCTCCGGACATCTCAAGATTGATGTTCGTCGTCAATTTTGTCAACGCTGCCATGCTCTCACCTCCTCTCGGTGCTGCCTCTTTTATTCTCCCTGTTCCTCAATCCAGTCATTGATGAATTTTTTCAGCCAATCAATATGACTTTGTGCCTCCTCGCTTAAAACCGTCATGCTGCCTTTGTTGTTGTCACTGGTGGTTTTTCCGCTGTCGGTCATTTCCGTGTATGTGAACCCCAAACGCTGCCCCTGTGCTGCATTTGTGGCGTTGAATCCTGTGATAACTCGTCTCATTCTGATTCCTCCATTCTTTCAATTATTCGGTTTTGTTCTTCCTGCACTTCGATTTCATCCTTTTCCATCTCATACAGTAACATCATCTGATTTCTCATTTGCTCATTGAGCATTTCCTGCTCCTCTGCCGTTATATCTTCTTTTTCCGTTATATCAGACTGTTCAATCCTTGTGTCTCTGTTTCCCTTTTGTCTTGTCTTTACTTCCCAGTAAAATTCAAGTTTCGGTGTGCCTTTTACTACAAAATAACCGTCTTTTTCATTTGTTGATTCAACGTATAATTCGCCTGCTCCCTTTGCGGTGAGCATTACAATATATTTCATGTCTCTCTCTACTGTCAGCAGGAAATCATCATCAAGATACACATAGCATTGACCGTCCTCGTCAAGTTTTCCCGTTCCCATGTCTCCGAATGTAGGGGATGCCGTTTCATATGCGTACATTTCGATGTTCCGTCCGTCATCGGTGTGTATGATTCGTGTTTTCTTCCCTAAACATCCGATAGCTCCATACGCATATATATCATTATTCGCCGTGAATCCATATCCCCATAGAGTGCCACCGCTTTCACCGACAAATATATTTTTCCCGACATATCCCAGTAGCATGGAGTAATTGAGTTGTGACAATGTCCCCATTTTAAAATCACTGTTGATGTACAATCCGGAATAAAATTTCGGCGATAACGCAAACACATTCCCCTCATTGGTGATTTCACAGTTTCCTCCAATGAGCAGCGAACCTCCTGTGATTTTTAACGCCTTTGTTTCTGCCGAACCGTCTGTGTTAATTTTAAAATTTGAGTTTGCCGTCACTGCTCCGTTCAAACTTATTTTTTCTGCATTTATCGACACTTTTTCTGCTGACTGATTGATTTTTGAGATAATCTCGTCACTTCCGACTTTTTTTGAAACAGTTGATTCAATCGCATCCGCTTTTACTTTAATTGCAGAGTTCATTTCTTCCGTTGTGGAATACTCTGTCAACTTCTCGTCGGTCGCTGCATTAGCGTTCTTCTCTGCTGCATTGGCTGCATCCTGTGCCGTCTTATTCGCTGCGGTAATCTTCTCCGACACAGAGGTCTTTGACTCATAGGTCTTTGACACTCCTAAATTGATTTCATCGGCTTTCATGTCGATTGCCGATTTCATCTCCTCCGTTGTGGAATACTCTGTCAACTTCTCGTCGGTCGCTGCATTAGCGTTCTTCTCTGCTGCTGCGACTTTTTCCGATACAGTCTTTTTTGTTTCATACACCTGTGAAACGCCTAAACTGATTTCGTCTTTCGCTGCCGTAATATGTGATTCAACATCTGTTTTTGTATAATATCCATCCCGCAACACCTTTTTCGTGTTATTGTTTGCGATTGAGATTGCCTCCTCGGTTGCTGCTGCCGTCTCCTCTTTCTGAATCTCTGCAAATGTCTTTCTCGCATTGGAAATCTCAACCGTGTTCTTTTTCGGTGTCTCCGGATATTCTCTTATTTTGACAATCCTCTGTTTTTCTTTCGTTCGGGTTTTCTTTGATACAAGTGTGACCGTGTCTCCGATTCCATATGAAAGAATGTCTTTGTATTCCTCTGACGCATTCGCAAGGTCGACCACCTCCGCAGTATATGCCTTGTATGGTCTTGACATCTCCTCAATCTTTGCCGTTGCATCCTCAATCAGACTTGTGGTGTTGGTGTATCTTTCGTCTTTCCAAACATACGCCTTGATTTTGGAACTGTACTGAAAATTGTCGATGTAATCTTTTCCGGTCAGCCATTTCGGCGTGATGCCGTCTTTGCCTATTGGATAGATTCTTGTGTAAAAATCATAGGTGTCCGACTTCAAAGATATTTTCCGGAGGTTTAATCCCTCCATGAAATAACACCCTTTATCACTTCCTATCCTGTCATAGATGTCAACAGTCTTTGTCAGTGAATGAATGATGCACTCGCAACGGTATGTCGTGAGACACTTTTGCAGGACATCCCATGCCGTGACACGCTCCTGCTCGTCAATGGTTCTTTTCTTTGTGACGGTACATGTTCCGACATGCCATCCCGTACCCTTAAACGCAAACTCAAGACATGCCTTGATTGTCTGTTCGTCCGATTCAAACCCATACGGGAACGCTGCTCCCTCCAACTCCTCGACATTGAGGACTGCTGTGTATTTGTTGAATTGTTCTCCCTTTTCAACCGCTTTGATGACATATTCGTCCGTTTTGGTGCGTATATAATATTCTTCTTTTAACAGGTCAACCAATGCTCCCGCTGCCGGATAATTGAACGACAACTCTTTGTCTCCGGAATCCAGTGTCGTGATGATTTCCCTGTCCTTGAATCCGGATAATGTTCCGATTCTTTTCTTTTTATCATTAAAAATCTGCAATGTTCTCACCTCCTAAATCCACATAGGCGTGTATCTGATAGTCACTCTCGCCTTTGTGTTGGAGAATGTGAGTGCTGTTTCTCCGGTCTTTAATACCGGAAACGTCCACATGTTCACCTTGTCGAATGCATTTGCCCCGTCGATTGTCACAAGTCCTGTCTTTGCGTTTATCACAACCGTCTTTCCTGCTGCCAAACTCTCAATGATAATGTCGTCCTCTCCCAGTCCGGAGATTGTGTAATTCGTCAAGGTACTCTTTGCATATACCTCCACAACGCACGGAGCGTCTCTTGTACCCACTTTATAGAACGATGCAGAGGTTTTCCCGTCGAATGTGATTGAGAGGTCGTCATCGACGAAAAAGCCGTCAAATTCAAGGTTTACAATGTACCTCTGTTTCACGTTTTTCTTTTCATAGTCATTTGTTGTGATGAATCCGATGTATGTTCCTTTGTAGCCGTCGAGTTCCATCTTGCAAGCCTTTGTGAAATTACTCATGAACTCCGATGCAGCACGGATGATGTTGTTCCTGTCCTTGCCTTTGAAATATATTGACAGTTTCAAATGACCCATCTGAACCTCTGTCTCAAATTCCGTCGGCAGTGCTGCACTCGTCAACCATTCATAAGAATTTGAAAAAGAGGGAGGTTGCACATCGGCTGTCAACTGCTTTGCATCATATTTTCTGATGTCTATTCCGTTTATTTTCATCGCCCTGTTTTACCTCCCTTTTCGTTTATTTGTTACCATTTCCGCATCTACCTTTGACACGGTTCTGCTTGTGATTTCGTCGCCATCGATGTATGTGTGATTTGTCACATATACAACTTGCGATTTCTGAACTGCATCAAGTTTCTTGTCAAGTATGCTGTTTAATTTGTTGTAAAACTCTGCAAGTGGCAAGATTGCCTCGTCACCCGCCTCGCCTCCTACCATGAGGCTGTTGCCGTTGATTCCGAACACGGTCGGATTTGTCATAATACCGCCGGATTTATACCACTGAATCGAGAACGACGGGAGCGAACCCTTTCCTCCGATACCAAAAGGTGCAACGCCTCCTCTTACGCTGATGTGAGGCAGATTCAAATGTGGCAATGACCACCTAAAATTGAATGCTCCTTTTATTTTTCCTAACACGCTATTGACCGTTGAATGTGCGGATTCAAGTTTTGATGAAAACGCTGATTTTATCCCGTCAAGTGCTGATGATGCAGACGATTTTGCACTCGCTAATTTGCTTGAGAATGCCGATTTGATGCTGTCAAGTTTCCCGCCCGTCAAAGTGTTCGCCGTGCTCATGAGAGAGTTCATTGTGTCCTTTACGCCTGTGAACGTAGCAGACACGATTCCCTTGATTCCCCCGCCTTTTTCACTGTATACGGATTTCATATTATTGAGTTTCGTTGAAACATTGGACTTTGCTGTCTCCATGAGTGAGGTTGCCTTGTCCTTTATGTTCGTGAAATCCGTCGACCATTTCGTTTTTATCTCCGAAACCTTTGAGGAAAATCCGGATTTGATTTCCGTCAATTTATTCGATGCATTATTTTTCCATTCCGTCATTTTTGTGGTGACGGTGGTTTTCATGTTCTCCCAACCTGTTGAAACATTTGACTTGATGTCTGAAACCTTTGTTGAGAAATTCGTCTTTATTTCATTCAGTTTGTTTGATGCGTTGGTTTTCCATTCCGTCATTTTTGTGGTGACAGTGGTTTTCATGTTCTCCCAACCCTCGGAAACCTTTGTTTTGATTTCCGATGTCTTTTCAGAGAATTTTGATTTGATTTCAGAGAGTTTCCCTCCGGATAAATTATCAACGAATGTGAATCCTGCTGAATAATATCCTTTGATTCCCTCCCATCCGGCAGCAACAACGCCCTTGATACCGCCTCCGTTTTCTTCATAGGCGGTTTTCATGTTCCCCAGTTTTTCCTTTGCCGTTTCGGTCGCTGCCGACATGACATTGTGAACCGTGTCCTTTACGCCGTTGAATACTTTCGATGCAGCTTGTCCTATTGTGCTATTTTTTATGTTGTCACCGATTTCCTTGACCTTATTCGTGACCGCCTCTTTCGCTTTCGTGAATGCTCCCGTGATAGTCTCTTTGATTGCATTGAATTTTTCTTTGATGTTGCCCCACAATTCGGACAGTTTTTCTTTGACCTTATCCCAATTTTTATATAGTGCGACACCTGCTGCAATCAGTCCGGCAATCAGTGTTACAATTAAAATAATCGGACACAAGTTCATAACTGCATTGAGTGCCGTTTGTGCCACTGTCATCCCTCCGGTTGTTGCCGTGGCTGCTGTTGTAGCTGCCGTATGTGCTGCCGTGGCTGCTGTTCCTGCCGTATCTGCTGCCGTTCCTGCTGCCGTGGCTGCTGTCTTTGCCGTAATCTTTGCAATTATCTTTGCAGCTCCGGACACAAATTTCTGTCCGGTCGTTACCGTGTCAGAGATTCCCTTTGCCACTTTTCCGAATCCGATTGACAACGGACCGATAGCAGCGACCACAAGACCAACTTTGAGAACTGTTTCTTGCTGTGCCGGAGAGAGCGACGTGAACCATTGTGTCAACTCTTGAATCTTTCCGGTCAATTTTTCAATCATAGGTGCTGCGGATGTCTGTGCTGTGGATGCCAGTGTCGACAACGCCAGTTTTGCGTTGTTCATCGCAACCTTTGCATTGTCAATCGGGTCGAGTGTTCCGTTGTATGTGTCCTCGACTGTTGAACCGTATTCCTCCATTGATGACGAAAGACTGGTGAGGTCAATTCTGTTCTCACGAATTGCCTTTGTCATTTCCGCAGCACCTTTTTTCCCAAACAATTCCGTTGCAATCTGCATCGCCTCGGTCTCTGTCTTTGCGTTCTTGATGCTGCCGATAGTATCTGACAACGCCTCGTCCATTGATTTTCCCTCTGATGTGGCGTTCTGCAATGCTTTTTTTAGACCCGCCATTGCTTGAGTTGAATCAACACCGTTTGCGTCGAATTGAGCCATCAAATTGATTGCTTGAGGCAATGACAATCCCATTTCTTTGAATTGTGCGTTGTTGTCGAGGACATATCCCTCTAATGTATCAACAGAGATTCCGGTTTCCTGTGCCTTTGCCGTGAGCAATCCTAATAGATTTCCCGTCTGTGATGCATCGACGTTCCACGCTTTCATGATTTTGTCAACTTGGTCAACTGACTGTGTGACGTTTGTTCCGTTGATTGTTGCAAACTGTATGAACTGTTTAGAGGTCTTTTCAAGTTCCGTTCCGGTTGTATGGAATCTTGTGTTGACTTCTCCGATTGCCTCTCCTACCGTTGACATATCCTCCGGCATTGTTCCGAAAACATTATCCGCAGACTTTGTCAATCCCTCAAGTGCCTCTCCGGTTGCTCCGGTCTTTGTCACTATGGTGTCATAACCCTCGTCGAGTTCCGTGAATGCTTTGATTGATGCTGCACCAATACCCGCAATTCCGGCAGAGACAACTGACATTTTCTTTCCGAAACTATCCATCTTTGTTCCCGCTGTATCGCAAGCGGTCGCAAATTTTTCAAGTTTATTATCTTTTAACTGGTCATTAACATTTTTCAGTTCTGCCTCCATGTTCATGAGGGCAGTCTTTGACTTTTCCGTCTTTACCGTCTGATTTGCAAGTGCGGTCTCTGTCTTTCCGATTGCTGTCTCATTTGCGGTGAACTCTTTCTCTAACTTGTCGAGTTCATCCTTGAGTGCTTTTGACTGTTCGGAGTTCTTTCCGGTCTCTGCCGTTGATTTCTCATAAGCCTCTTTCGCAGCATCAATCTTTGTTTTGAGTTCCTCCTGCTTTGTCTTTTGGTCTGACAGTTTCTTTGTCAACTTCTCCTGCTGCTCACTGTTCAACTGCACGATGTTCTTTTGCACCGTGATTTTTTGAGTGAGCGATTCGGCTTTTGCCTTGAGGCTGTCTGTTTCTGACCCGAACAACTTTGCTTTCGTCGCTGCCGTCGTATATTCCGCAGACAAGACTTTCATCTGCGATGCTGCCGATTTCATTTGTGATTGATAACTGCTCGAATCTGCCGATATTTTGACGCTTGTATAAGCCATTCGGTTGCCTCCTCTCTTACTGATTTTCGTTGATTGTATCTAATTCAAATTTTAAGTAGTCCAACAACGTGACAATGTTCTCTTTCATGCATTGACTGTATGAGTTTTTCAATAGCCGAATCGCAATTTTCACAACACGGTCAACAATTTCCCCGCAGACTTTCCATTGATTTTCCTCCGGTTGTTCATCCTCGTCCTCATATCCGTTTTCACGGTCATAGTCATCGAATGCGGATGCCTCTTTTTCTACCTGTTCAACCTCGACAATGCTCAACATCTTCTCTGCAACAATGTTCTGCATGATGAAATGAACCGTCTTGATTGCCGTCAGAAATTCAACTGCATCAATCTCCCCAACTGCTGCAAGCGACAATTCATTCCCGAACATCTCCTGCATTATCTTTTTGTTAAAAAACATCACTCCGGAGAATTTCTCCGTGTCATTCTTTTCCATGAGACTGATGTATTTTTTATACTGTTCTACCGTTACGGAATTGATGAAAAGTCTCTCACCTCTGCAAGTGACCTCGATTTCCGGTATCACTTGCCACTCTGAAAATTTTTCTCGATGTTCTCCATTCTCTTGGTGAGTTCGTCTGCAATTCCCATGTCGATGAACTGGAACTCAAGAATCAAACCTGCTGCATCAAGTCCGGTCTCCGTATTCTTTAATTCCTCAACGGTGAACTGGTCTCCGTATGCTTTGCAGATAAAAAGACCCATCGCCTCAATGTCCTGCTTTGAATATCTCTGTTTTGCGTCGATAACCTCTGCAAGTTCGAGATATTCCGTGTATGTGTCGATTGACATTTTCGGCATTGTAAACTCTTTGTTATTGACTATAATTTTTCTTTTCATGATTTATCCTCCTGTTATATGTCCTCTTATTAGCCTAAACCGCCGTTTTTCTCCTGCACTTTGCTGAACCATGCCTTGATTGCCTCTGCTGCCTTTGTGTCTCCGGAAACGAGGTTTGATTCGTCGACCGAAATCTCATATGCATTGTCAAGACTTCTCTCATAGAATGAACCCTTGATGCTCTTTGTTGTCGGAGACAATTTGCCCTCTTTTGTGCTTGCCTCCTCACTGATGCCCTCTGCAAACTTTCCGGCGTATAACCATTTGAAATCATACTTTCCGTTGAGTTTTCTTTCTCTCCATCCGACAGCAACCTCCGGTGCTTTGTCATCCGCAGTCTTTACAAGAAAACCGTTCTCGTATAACTGACCGAAAAGAATCTGTCTGTCCTGTGGTGCAAGTGCATTGACCTCAAGTTCGATTTCTGTTCCCTCATATGAATTGATGACTTCCTCTGTTCCATCGTCAGAGTAAATCTTTTCAGAACTCCACTTTTCGTCAACCTTTGCTTTGATTGCTCTTGCCAGTTTGACCGGAGTTTCTGCAACGTATGCTTTCGCATCGTTCTGTGTGAGTTTTGCGATGTAGAAATCTCTGCAACCGCAAGTTCTACTCCTCACAATCTTCTGTTCTGTGTCGCTAACCTGTGTTACTGTTTCGCTCATGTCTATTCCTCCATTTCATAAAACTTTGAAAACCTTTGTGCTTTCATATAGATTCCGTCCTCCGGCTTTGAATCGTCTCCGTTCCTGCCGTCAAATGAGAAATCATTTTCTTTCATGAGTGACTTGATTTCCCTCGCAAGTTCAACCTCGTCATTCTCTGAAAATATAGTGACCTGCACTGACAGCGTCACTCCCTCTGCATCATCGTCCGAAAAATTCTCGTCGTTTTCTCCCAAATCCCACAATGTCACATGTCTGTCATGGATGTTTTTGTCATACCATCCTTGCATCACAATGATTCTCCTGTCTGATATTGGTTTCAATGCGTCGGATGCATCTTTGATGATGTCCGGACTGCTGCTCATGCTCTCACCTCATTTCAATGTGTTGTCTAAATATGATTGATATTCCTGTTCTGCGATTTTTTGCAGTTCCGCATCTGCCTCACGCCCTGTTGCATAGATAAATTCTTGAGGCGGGCGATAGATAGTTCCCCAGTTTATGAATTTCACATAAAAATGTTCGCTGTTGTCCGACTTTTCCCATCCAACATCCGCAGACGCTCCGGTGTCTTTCACCTTGACTGCTCCTATCGGTATGCTGTCCGCTGCATGTGATGTCACGGATGACTTTGAACCAAATCCTCGACCGGACAATTTAATGTCCGCAGATTTCGGAATCTTACCGGACATGATGTTTTTCACGACTGGTTCGCTTTGCTTGACAATCTTTTGATTGACCTCTTTTATGTCCTCGTCGCTTGCTGCGTCCTCAAATGCTTTCATAAGTTCTTTCAAACCTTGAAATTCCATCTCAATTTTCACTGCATCACCTCCGGTGTCAGATTATGACACTATGCTCCCGCTCTACATTTCAACTGATATTTCCTGTCGTCTGTGAACATCGGACACGCATCATATATCTTGAACTCAACGCCTTTATATACTGCGTAGAACTCTTTCAGATTCAATCTGATTTCCTCCATCTTGTCGCAGGCTCTCGTTTCAAACATGATTGTGTTCTCAAGACCTATCTGCAACGCATTGTATTTTTCATTTGTTCCCAAACTCTTGACATCACACCAACATGAGAAAAACTCCTTTTCCTCCTGCTGTCGTCTACCGTCAACAACACTTGTTGTCTTGCGAATTATCTTGATTCTGCCTGTCATTCTGCTGCACCTCCGTATATTTCTTTCAATAGCATGGAGGAAACGGCAGCGGATAGCGTTTTCGTGTCGCTCCGGTACTTGTCACGGTTGTCGTACAGTTCTTTCACGGACATAAATGCAAGCAGTTTTTGACGGCTTGTGAGGTTGTTCCGGTCGAAATTCGGAATCAGTTCCGTCATTTCATCCAGTGTCGTGTCAAGCATCAATTCAAGGATTTCGATGTCGTCATCATAGTCGATATGACAATATGTCTTGCATGTAGCAATCAGACCGCCTCTGTACTTCTCTTTTTCTTCATCCGTCATGTTCTCACCTGCTTTCAATAGCAGGACGGATTCACCGCCCTGCTGCCATATTACCCGTTGATAACTTCTGTAATCTGACCCTTGATGACTGCTCCCTTGTCAACAGGCTGCACATCGAAACGGTCACGCACCTTGATTCCGGTCATGTCCTTATCCCATAAACCCGCACCTTTGTCATTGAGGTCGATTGTGAGGACGTTTCTGTCAAAGAGTGTGACTGCCTCTTTTAAGTCACCGCAGAAAATAGGATGCTTGTACCCGTCGATTGTGTGACCATCGGTGTTCATAATCTTCTCGGATGCAAGAGTTTTCTTTGATAATTTGATGATAGGATATTCACCGAAAAGCATCTTTCCCTTTGTCTGCTGTGTCGGGTCTTTCTGTAAAATATAGTTGCCGTCTTTATCCTTTAACTTGTCAAGGTAGTTGAAACCGCTCTGATTTGTGATAACAACTGCATTGTCAGCGATTGCAGGGTCTAACTGCTCGTTGAAAATGTCCTTGAGGCTGTCAAGGTTCTCGACTGTGACCTCTTTCCCTTTTGTCATCTCATTGAGTACCTTGAGAATCATTGCGTTACGGGTTGCCTTTGTTTTCTTGGCAATCCATTTGTTGATGTATGCCATGATGTTGGATGCTGTGTCCTCAAGTAACTCTGCTGTCATCTTGAGGATTCCACCCTTTTTCTTTACCTTGTACTCAATCGGTAAAAATTTCGGTTCGTCCATCTCCGGAAAATCCGCAGCCTCGTCAACATTGTCAAATGGTGTTGATTCTGCATCAACCTCAATGTTTCGTGTTCCTGTCTTAGTTGTTACGCCCTCGACATTGACATACTGTTCAAGGTTGTCGGATGAACGACGCAACTCGATAATGTCTGTTCTGATGTCCTCCGGAATTGTCACGCCGATTCCGACCTCTTCCTCACTTCCTGCGGTTGTGTCGGATGTGAGTGCATCCTTGTACACCTTGATGTCTGCCTCGTCTGCCTCTTTGTGCAGGAATCCGGCTTTGACAATGTTGACAAATGATTTCACGATGTTCTTTTTGTCCGGCTTGACATCCCCGCCGACCTGCTTTGCAGTTCCGTTTTTGACTTTGTTCTCGATGTCATCCTGCTCCTCCTCGTCCAAATCATAGAGGAGGTCGAATTTGTTCTGTAACTCCTTGAGTTCCTCTTTTGCTGCCTTTGCCTTGTCGAGTTTTCCGTCGTTCACAAGGCTCTTGACCTCATTTTTCTTGTCGTTAATCTGCTTGAGTAACTTCTGTAATTCCTTATTCATGTTTTTTCCTCGCTTTCTTACATACCGTAAAGGTATAAATCTTTGAGAATTTCCTGCTTTTCTGCCTCGATTCTCTGTTTTTCTGCCTCTGTTGCTGCATTGTTCCGGTTTTCAAGTTCTGCAATCACTGCATCGACGATGTCCTTTGTGTCGATTCCCTTGAGTGTCTCCGGAATATTGTTGTATTTCTCGAAAAAGTCGGATGCACATGCTGCAACTGCTGCCTTTTCCTCGATTTCAACATTGAAATACTGCTGCATCTTCTTACTGTCGAACCATGTCTCATTGCTCATGAGAGATTGAATTTTGTCTCTTGTGACACCCTCCTGCACATGCTCCATGTAGACATCAAGAATTGAATCCTCGCAGAGATTCAACTGTTTTATGACTGCCTTGAAATCATCTGCGTTTCCGTATGCCATGCACAACGGTTTGTGAATCATCGCTTGAGCACCTGTTGCGAAATGCAGTTCGTCACATGCAAACATGATGACTGATGCAATGGACGCAGCCATTCCGTCAACATATCCGACTTTGTGTCCGTCGTATCGCTTTAACTGGTTGTATATTGCCAGTCCTGCAAATACATCTCCACCGCCGGAATTGAAATAGATGTCAATGTCCTCATATCCGTCTAACTGGTTGAGGAAATCTGCGATGTCCTGCGGACATCTGTCCTCCTCGTACCACATGGATTCCCATGTCGCTGATACAATGTCACCGTAGAAATACAAGGAACATCTGCTCTGCTCCTCGTCCTGCTCTAAATCCAAATATCCGACATTTTCAACTTTCCCGCTGCGTTTATTCTTCTTTGTAAAATCAAAACGTCTCTTTTTTGGCATGATTATTCACCTCCCTCCTGTTCATCCTCGTCCTCTGCCTCGTCGGTTTCGTCCGGTTCTGTTTCTGTGTCCGGCTGCTCTGTGTCCGGCTCTGTTTCTTCCTCCGGCTGTTCCGGTTCATCGGCGTTCTCCTGTTCGGATTCGCCTTTCAAATATGCTGCACCCGCCATCGTCAACGGTACGATGCTACCGTTCGCAAGTAGGACATCGCCTCCCTCCGCATCTTCCATGTCGAGTTTATGTCTTGCCTCATTCGGTTTCATAATCATTCCATTGACAGCGTTTCTCAAATATTCCATCTGTGTTTTTGAATCGGTTCGGAATAATACTTTTTCGTTGAATTTGTAATAATATCCGTCGTCTGCATCTTCATCCGGCAGCATTTTGAAATTGATTTCCTCCTCATACTGCTTGATGATGAACAGTTCTGTGTCAACGTAGAACGATAACTGCTGCATTTCGCTGTTACTATATGACGACTTTGAATAGTCGTTGATTTGATTCGGTTTCACTCCGAACGCTCCGGCGATTTGCAGGGCATTATATTTTTTCAGTTCAAAGAACTGTGAATCAGTCAGTTTGATGTCGAGGGGCGTGAGTTTCATTCCTAACGGAACAGGCAGAATTTTTCCTGTATTCTTTGCCCCGCTGCCGAACTCCTCAAACGATTTGACAAGTGCCTCTTTTGCCTTTTCGTTCAACTCTCCCGTGTATTCGAGTGTTGCTTTTGCTGTCAGACCACTCTCATACAAGTTATTCATGAACGCCTGTGATTCGGATGCACCTGCAACCGTGTCTCTCAAAATCTGCTGCACTGGTAGTCCTGTGATTCCGTCGAAACTGAATGATGTTTTGAAATGCATCACCTCGTCCGTGCTGAACACATATTGACGACCGGATGTCGGGTCTGTGTAGACGTACCACAAACGCCCCACTCCTGCGAATATCCCTGCATCGTCAACGACTATCTGCACACAATTTGACTGCATGACCCACAAATCAACGATTTTGATTTCACCGCCGAATTTCTTTCGGTCAAACTTCTTTCTCATGTACACATATGCGTTTCCGTAGTGGTTACGGTTGATTTCAACTGTGTTCCAAAATGTTGTTGGTGTCATGAACGGATTCGGTCTTTTTGAGAGCAGTTTCGATGTATCTGTCGCCTCTGCCTCAATGATTCCCTTGTCCGTTTTCTGATAATATTTGATAGGCATTTTTGCAAGGGTTTCTGACAGCATCTTGAGACATGTGAAATATGTGACCTCTGATGTCGGTTTCCCTTTTCTTTTCAGTCCTATTCGCTCAAGGAACGACGGTGAGTTCAATGTCATTTTCCCTCCGTCGTTCTGTGGTTCGCCTCTCCACCAATTTGAAATTTTTACTCCCAATCTCTGAAACGGATTCATTTATTTCTCACCGCCTTTCTTCATGTATTTTTCATATTGCTCAAGCCATTCATTGACAGTTTCATTCACATCCGGACGGTATTCCTCTTTCATTGCGTGTTTCCATGCGTCGATGATAGCGTCAATCGGGTCGATTCGTTCTGTCGTAATGTCTTTGTCAATTTTTATTTCGCCGTAGTTGTTTGAGATGGTCTTTGCGTTTGCGATAGACCACACAAGCAAACCATCGGCAGGAACAACAATCTTGTTTCCCTCTTTTCCGACCTCTATTCCCTCGATTTCCACGTTGCCCGCCAAAATCTCAAGTCCGAAATCAACCGTCGCATCATTCAACTCTTTCGCTGTCTGTGTAACAGAGATTGAATCGAATCCCAACGCCTCAAGGTCTGACAGGAACGCCGATGCGTTGTGCGGGTCATAGCATATCAACTGCGGTTTGAGGTCGTATTCTTTCACCAAATCCTCAAGATATTTGATGATGTATTTGTAATCTGTCTTTATTCCTCCCAGTGTCTCGGTCACTGTCACAAGACCCTTTTTAATCCATACGTCATAAGGTACTTTATCGGTCTTGATGTGTTCATCCACCCTTGAGGACGGAATGAACGAATGTGTGTGTACAAAATATTTCTTTACTCCGTCAACCATGAACGGAATCACGATTGCGATTGATGTCAAGTCGCCTCCGGATGACAAGTCAACTCCGACATAGCATTTTGACCCTCTGAAATCGCTCAATGATTTCAGAACGGCACACGCTTTCCATGATGCAATATCCTTGATGTACAGTGAATTTGACCACTGCATCCACATGTTGAGCTGCTTGACAAGGAAATCTCTCAAGTCCTCACCGCCCATGTCCCGAGCAGTGTGTGCAATCGGTATCAGATTTTCAAGTGCATCCCTGTCAAATTCAAGAATCGGGTTTGCTTTTATCCAATTCTCCGGCGTGTATCTGTCATCGTGTTCGTCCATCTGTGCGATATATACGAACTGACTGTCGTTTTCAAAAACGCCCTTTAACAAATTGCAGCAATATTCATACAATTTATAACAGGGTGATTTGAGGTCGAACCCTGCTGTCGTGATGACCGAAATCAACGCTGACTTGAGTTTCTTGATACCTCCCTCAAGCAGCTTGTACATCTGATTCGTCTTGTGTGCGTGATACTCGTCAACAATTCCCAAATACGCACGGTGTCCGTCAAGTGACT